ACGACAATTCCCGCCTTGACCTTCGCGTCGAGCGTTGACTTGGCCCCTTCCCAGACCTTGTCGTCGATGACGTTGATGCCGGGCACGAGCATCAGCTTCTGCTTGCCCTCGCCCATTTCGACGACCAACATGTTTGCGTTCTTGTAGTTTACCAGCATAATATTATCTCCTGTTAGATAATAGCCCATCGTTTATGAAAAAAGGGCGTAGGGCCGGGCATGACCCTACACCCAAGAAAAGAGGTCGGCATACTATTCGCGTCTTTTGACGGACGCTCCCCGTATGCCGGGGGTGTCTCTTCACAGGAGACTTATTACAGACCGTCACAGAACACGACGGACATCGGGTAGTAGACAATCGTGCCGCCAGTAGACTGCAAGCAAGGAATGTCGTACACCATGCCGGTGAGCTGCGGCGGCATCTGTTCGAAGCGCTGCGGGATCTGGACTTCGACCTTCAACGGGTCGCGGGCGTAGGCCACGACGCGGGAAGTGCCACCTGCACCAGCCGTGGCGAGGTCAGCAACCCAGTCGATGCGGGCAATCTGCGGGAAGTTCTCGCGGATGAAGCCGAGCACCGTCTTGTCTCGGTTGCTGCCATACGGCGTGTTCTGGAGCTTCAGGTAGAGCGAGAGCGGCAGGATCACGGTGTCCGGCTGTTCGATGCCGTTGGTGGATTCCGGGCCAGCGGAGACAAGGCCAGCGAAGTCGGCCACGATTTCGTCGGCGGTCTTGTTTGCCCAAGCCTTAGACGTACCGCCGGCGTTGTTGGCGGCGACATACTCGGTGATGCCTTCGGCGTTCCAGAAACCCGGGAGCTTGGCCTTTGCGTCGCCCTTCCAGGCGATGGAGTCCTGCTTTTCGTCAATGGCGCGGCGGGCGGCTTCGGCACGCTTGGAGTCAAGTGCCACACCGGCCTTCTGGGCGCGGCGGATTTCCTTCACGGAGTAGCCGTAGGAAACGCCGATGTCCTTGACGGGGCTGGAGTGTTCAACGCCAGCGATGTCGGCACGCGGGAAGTCGTTTGCGTAGTCCGCAATGATCTTCGCCATGCCCACCTTGTCGTAGGAACGCCAAATGATGTGGGTTGCGCCCGGATCCTGTTCGGTGGACACCGGGAGAAGGGAGAGGGCCTTGAGGGCCTTGTGTTCGACATCGTAGGTGCGGCTCTTGACAAGAGCGAGCTGGTTGTCAAAGAACACCTGTTCGTCGGCGTCGAGTCTCATATTCTGTTCAGCCATTTTGAAATTCTCCTTATTAGCCGAGGTCCACAATGACCAGGTCATTTGCAGCTTCAGCGGTGGAACGTGCGAACCAGCCCGGGTTCATGACAACATCGGAGCCGGAGGTGCCGTTGGCGACGGTCACGGTCTGCGTAGAGTCCGTGGTCGAGCCGGTCACGGCGATGTCGTTTGCGGCGGCGCCCTTTTCCTTTGCGGTGAGGGTCACGACGGCGGAAGCCACGGTTGCGACAAACGGGATGTCAAGTGCTTCGAGCGCGGTCTTGAGCGCGGCAGCAACATCGGCGGCGGCCTTCACTGCGTCGGTGGTGTTCACCTGGGCGACCTTGTCACCGACAACGACGGTAACGACCTTGCTTGCGGCGGACGTGCCGGCAACGGTAATCGTCACGGTGCGCTTTGCGCCAGCGGCAGTAGAAGTCTTGGCGACGATCTTGCCGGTGGATGCGTTCACGGACACTTCGGCGTCGGCGGAGACAGCCTCGCCGGCGGTGCCGAAAATCTTGCCGGTGCGGCAAACGTTGACGGCTTCGCCATCGACGTATTCGGGAGTGTCGAGGGCGGTGCGTGCGGCGATACCGAGCAGGGCACCGTCGCCCTTTGCGGTCACCTGTTCGCCATCGCCCGTGCCAAAGCAAAGACCACCGAACGGAACGGCGCCCTTCGCGAGACGGGAATCAATCTGGTGAGTAACTTCGAGGCCAACCAGTTCGCCCGGCAGGCCCTTGTCCATATTACCATAAGCAGCCATGATTAGGCCTCCTTGTTCTTGTTGAAATCGTCCTTCCAGGCGTTGTCCATGCGTTCGTTGTAACGCTTCTGCGCTTCATCGAGGCGGGCCTGGTTGGAAATCGGTTGTTTGTTCTGGGGAGGAATATCTGCGGCGTCGCCACGGCTACCGGCTTCTTTCTGCATAGCGATGGTTTCGCAAGCGCAATCGAAGCGGGCGTCAATGTAGGCCTCATCCTTGCCGTCGAGCTTGGCGGACGGGAAAACCTTGCCAATGACAGCCTTCTTGATGTCGGCATCGGCCATGTCGGCCTTTACTTCAACGCCGGCGGCGGTTGCCTTGCCGACGATGTCGAGGCGGGCCTTCACGGCGGCGTCAATGCGGGACGGCATGTCGGCCTCGGCCTTGTCGAGGCGTTCCTTGAAGGAATCGCGTTCGCCTTCGGCGGCGGAAATCTTGGCGTTCAGCTTTTCGGCTTCGGCCTTGGAATCCTTGCGGAGCTGTTCAAGTTCCTTTTCGAGGCCATCGGCGCGATCGACTGCCTTGTGATAGGCGGCAATTACCTGGGGCTCCGCCTGGTAGTCAGCCCCGTCCAAGTGAATCTTATCCATCTTGTCCTCGTTTTGGTTGTTGTTTACTTCATACTTGTTCATGTCGGGGAGTGTAGGCGTTCCGGCGGCATCCATACGGATAGAGTTGCCGTCACCGGCGCGGGGAACGGGAACCAAGGCAACATGGTTGTAACGGATATTGCGCTGGATGCAGTCATACTTCATGCCCATCCATGTACCGCTGGTCCAGTCGATGTCGCAAGTGTAGCCGCAAGAGAGCGAACGCGCGGTGCCGTTTTCCACGGCGTCGATGCCGTCCTTCTTGGTCGCGGCCAGCGAAACGTAGACGCGGTAGGAATCGGTCGTTACATCGGAACCGACGGAGCCGACTTGCAGGGCCTCGATGTTTTCGGGCGTAACGGCTTCTTCGGGGTGCAAAAGTGTCAAAGGCTTAAGGCGTAGCGAGGCGAGCGAATCTGCGTTGAAAACCTCTTCGGGCAAACGGAGTTCGCGGCGTTCGGAGCCGTCCGGGTTGCGGTAAGAAAAAACACCGATTGAAGTCACGGGCGCACGGGCCACAAGGAACCCCTCGTTTGTCTTTTCGGCGGGCGAGGTGGCGTAATCGATGGCGTCTTCGTACCAGTCGAGACGGCTTTGAGCAGCTAAAATCTTGTCCTTCTTATCCATCATGACCTAAATATAATAAAAAAATAACAAAATAATAACAAAAATTTTTACAAAAAATCCACAAACAAGGGGACGGCGTCTAAAAACCGTCCACTACTGTGGCTAATTTACTGGATTTCGTCTTCCGGATATTCGACTTCTTCGAGCAGGTCGGCAAGCGGGTCGCCTTCTGGGAAGCCTTCGACCACGGTCAAAATGTCGGCGTCGGTGTATTCCTCCTTGAATTGATAATCGCGGCCATCCTTGCTCAAGACAACGGCATCCGTCCAGCGATTATAAACGATGGAATAGCCATTCAGCAGGCAGTAATCTTCAAGTTCGATTGATTCGGTCAGCTTTTCGGTTGTCATTTTATCGCGCCTCCTTTATCAGGTCCAGGACAAAATCCCGTGAAGTGGGTAGATATTTTTCGAGAAGTTCCCTGCCGTTGTCGTTCGGACTCGACAACATTTCGAGAATTTCGGCAAAAGCCTCCGCCGACTTGTTCGTTTCGCCGTCCCGTCCTCTCCAGTATCGGGAGCCGTGGCCCAGGTTGCCGAAAAAGTTTTCTTTCCCGGTTCCGGACTCGAACATATCCGAGAAAGAACCGAACACGGAATCTTCGTCCCCGCCCTTCTTCGTTTCCTTGACAAGGTCCGTAAGCGTCTTGCTGAACTTGTCGATGGTCGTGAGGTTGGCCGGATTCTCGTAGCGTTCTATGCGGCTCAAAACGTAGTCCGAGACGATGTTTGTTTTCCCGTTTGCAAGAGCCTCGAACATTTCGCGGCCTTCGAGGGTGCCGAGAATAGCCATGGTTTTCCGGTGCGTCTCGATGTCGTTCACCTTGCCCATCGCGGCCCTTATCCAGTCGTAGCGTTGCGATCCTTCGGCCTTCAATGACTCGGCAATGGCGGCCCTGCTTTCGTTCGGTATCGACTTGACAAGGCCCTTGATGGTGTCGAGCCGTTCGGCCTTTACCGCCGTAACAATGGGGTCTATCAGTTCGTCCCTTACGATTTCGCCAAGGTTCCTGTTGCCGAACTTTGCCGACTTCAAGGCAGACGCGTAAACGGCGCCCTTGCTTCGCCCTATCTTACGGTCTATGGCGTGGCCCACCTCGTGCACGATGTCGCCTCCCGTGGCACCGGCTTTCTTGATCTTGACATCAATGAAAAAAGAATTGAAGGCGCTCCTGGACGAGCTTTTGAGTTCACGCACGAAAGACAGAAAAGTGTTCGAGTAGGCAAGCTGCGATTCGCCGTCGAGCCTCTTTATTCGTTCGAAGGCGTCTCTCTTTACGCGGTTCGGAATCTTCGAAGATTCAGGGAACTTCGCGGACAAAGACTTTAAAAATTCCTTTTCGCTTGCAAAGATTCCCACGTTCTCTGCGATCGGTTCGGGTTCGGTCGTTGTAAGCGGCGCCACTTCTTCGGGTACGGCGGGCAAATCGGAGCCCTCGACGCCTTCGAGCTCGTTCCAGTTCGGGACGGCCACGCAACGGCACATGATCGCCATGCCGGGGTGGAAATAAGGCGCGTCGGGAGCCCTCTTCACCCATTCGCCGTTTTCTAGCCACACGGTCGGATCGTCCCAGCGGCAAATCTTGCCCTGCATCACAAAATGAGACGGCAACGCCTTCGGATATAGGCCGCTCGGGTCTCCCCTGACGCGTTCATCCTGGGCCGTGTCCCAGACGTATGTTTCAAGGCCCGCGTCGGTCATGCGCCCCTGCGTCAGCGACGAGTTCAGCTTTGCGGTCTGGTCTCGCGCTATGATTCGGGCGCGGCGGTAGCTTATGCCCGGAAGGTCGGCATTTATCAGGGCGGTGACCTCCTTTGCGCTCTTGCCGACCTTCACGCCGTCGCGGATCCTTCGGGCCACCGTGTCGAGCATGTCCTGCGTGGCCTTCGTGATAAGCGTCACCTGTTCGCGCGACCATTCTTCCAGCACATTCTTTAGCCATGGTTCATCTTCTGCGAAAGCCTCGCCTATGGCGATCTTCTTAAATGCGTTCAGTTCGCGGCGGTTAAATTCGGAGAGAGTCTTCGACACGCTGACGATGGCACCGAGGGCCGGGCCGTTCGTTCCCGGAACGGGCTCCAGGTCTTCCAGTGCGTCCACGCGCGGCACCATCATGGGTACGGCGATTTTCGCGTACTCCTTCCACCTTTTCGACATGAAGCGGTTTATGGCCGCCGCATATTGCCGTTCAAGCGAAAGCGGGTACTTCCATTTCAGGCCCTTAAGGCGGCGCAACTTGACTTTAGTCATGCCGCCCGCACGCTTGAGGTCGTTGATAAACTTGCTCGTAGGAATCATCTATTTCATTCCCCCGTTACACGCCGGCGCCGTTGCCCTCGTCCTTGTCGAGGTCTATTATGGCCTCGTCTTCCACGCTGGTTTCGAGCGCATAGCCGCCCACAAAGCGGTTCTTTCTCACCTCCTCCTGCGACAGCACGCCGGCATCGACATAGTTCTTGTCGGTTCGGCTCTGGATTTCGCGGGTCTCGGCATCCGTCTTCTGGTCGCGTTTCGAAAGCGGGTTGAAATTGATCGTGAGCGATTCCTCGGAAGTGTCCACCGTCTTCGTCTTCGCGTTCAGTATGCCCATGAGCCTGTAAAGAGGCGGCGCAAGCTGCGCCTGCTGCAAACCGGCAACGTAGGAATTGAAGTTGTCGTCGTCGCCCTCGCCGGTCGCGTTCATTCCCGCGGCTGAACGGCCGAAAAGCAAGGTGACGGGTATTCTGTAGGAACCCGCAACGCTCATGGCCTGTCTGTCCCATATTTCGGGGAGCCCGGCAAAGGAGAAGTTCTCGCGGGTGCAGTCTTCGCCCTCGCCAAGCATAACGCCATTGATGATGCTTTTCTGTTCG